GTTTTTTCTCTTGCTTGATCCTTCATTCTTTCACGAAGTAATTTTTGTTGTGCTTTAGTATCAAGTGTTTCTTTGGTTATTGCTTCTGAGCCTCTTTTAGTCTCGTCCCTTATACCAGATTGTATTAATTGCCTAGATAATGTTTCGATTGTGCCATCTCTATCTTTCAAAGCACCTTCTAAACTATCAACTTGAGATTTAAGTTGTGAGTATATTGATTTTCTCTTAAGAATATTTTCTTTTCCACGAACATCAGTTTCTGCAAGCATAGCAATGTCATCAATAAGCCCAGATTGATACCATCTAAAATATTCTTCAAGTAATGCCCATCTATTAACTGGTAAAGTTGAACCTGCAACAATTCTTACGTCAAATTTAGCTGATGCATAATCATTGAACATATTAATTGCCCTTCCAAGATCATTATATATAGGAACATTAATCTCTACTTGTCTTTCTTCTTGGATATGAGAAGGCTGGATTATTCTAAAAATTTTATGTGCTCGATAAGTACTCTGGGCAATTGATTGAAAACATTTACCAAGATGCTCCAATGAAGGTTCAACTATATCATTCATCCAAGCCTTTATTCTCCTTGTCCCATGCTCATCCTGTGCAAGTAATCCACGATATGTATCATGTTGTTGCCCTAAGTCACCTTGCATAGAACTATAAATACCAGACATATACTCCATATCCTGCTTCCCCTCTTGAACAGTAGAGAAAAAAGCTTGATTTATGCTCTGGGGTTGAACTGGCGTGGGAGGGGCAAATCCTTGTCTATATTTAAGCAATGCACCGGGAGCAGAAGAATATTGTTCCCACTCATCTTCAGGAACAGAACCCTCTTCATAAATCCATCTTAGGTTAGAAGCCAAGTTTGCATTGTGAATCATTAATTGATGAGCTTTATTTATCTCTTGCTGTTTACCTATAAGTGGCAGTACAGCTGACATTGGGTATGGAGTACCTGTCCACATATACGGAATAGGCACTATTGGGTAATCAGCCATTGGCATATATGTTTCATAAAGCATAACTTCAGAACCAAGACTTACACTTACCTTAATTCGTGAATCATAAAAAGGCACAGCTTCTACAATAGTAGATGCAAACAAATCATTCTTAATTAATTCTTTATATTCTTGTTCATTTACAACTTGGTTTTCAATTTTAGTTGATTCTTCTTTTAACCTCGCCATTAATGATGTTTGTGCCTGCTCTAGTTGGTCTTCTAATTCTTTCTGTGCTTTCTCTTTTTCAATTTGACCTCTCTCTGGGATCATTTCGCCCTGCTCTACAAGCTCATCAATTTGAAGCATTTTTTCTTTTAACTGAACTTGTAATTCATTTTTAAGTTGAAGTAATTGTTCATTAACCTGCTCTTGAAGTTCCTCTAATCCTTGAGAATCTGGAGGCAATTGAATAAAAAGGTTATAAAGTTTGTACTTTTCTTTAGTATAGAATTCATAACAATCTACTACTTCATCTTCTTCTGATGTTAATGGATCGTATGCTTCTCCACCAATATCATCTGGCTGTATACTATCAGAATTGAAAGATTCTCTTTGTGAATAAAACTGACCTCCTTGGTTAGCAGAGCCATCAGCAGCATTAATTTTTTTCTTAAATTGTGGAAATAAACTAATAAGCTGAGTTTTGGGGAGGTCTTTTTTAATAATTATATAACTTGCATCTCTAAAAAGAAAATCTCTGCTCATAGGGTCTACCCATACGTCATGAGGATCAATTCTTTTAAATACAACTTCTCCCATACCCTTATCCATATCAGGGTCTATATCAACTTGTAAGAAACCAACTCCTTTTATAAGAGCATCTTGGATAACATGAGAATATAAAGAGTTACCATTCGATAGATACCAGCAATAATCTGCAATATCAGAATGAACAGCAGCAACATCAGTATCGCTACCTTCTGCCCCCACAGCTTGCCATCTAGGATTTTTAGCCGTAGCGAAATATTTCATCATTTCTATGACGGGCGTTATCCTGTTAATAGTAAAAGTAGGCATACCAGATTGCTCTAGCATACGTTCTTCATTTTTTGTTAGCTGGTCGTTGTGATAAAAATCACTACACTTTTGTGAAGATGATTGCCACTTTCTCCTATAGGCGTTATCTGCCCTTTGGAAAAGTTGGTATATAACTTCCGCTCTTTGCTTATTACTTTTTCTTGGCATATTTTCTCTTAGCCCGTTTATTCGCTGCTTTTCTAGCCGAACCGGTTTTCTTCAATCTATCACGATAAGAAGACTTACTTTCTTTTTTGTAGCGTTTTTTTGCGGGCATTTTTCTTTTTTCCTAATACTAAGGTTGGATGTCTTTGTCTAAAACCATTCATGTCAACAAAACTTTGCCAAGCTGACTTATTTTTACTACTCGAACTAATATTCATACTAGATTCTGAGTCTAAAGATAGATCATCTGGTCGAATAGGGTCTATTTGAAAATCATTTTCAGCCATTACATCATCCACTTTTTAACTGCTTCAATAAAATGGGCTGGATCACCTTTTCCGCCCTCTGTATTGTAATACTTTTTCCAATATTCAGCCTGTCCCTCTATAGAACGAGGCAATTTCTTTGGGACTCTTCGATACTTGAGCCTACAATGCACAATACCAGCTGCTATATTCTTCTCTAAGATTTCTCCCCATATATCTTCTTCGTATATTTGCCAATATCTAAGATTAACAAGACTAGCCTTAGCACAATCCTTCATTAATTCAGACCTATACTTCAAATAATGTTGACAATTGTCAACTGCAGAAGCTGGCTCTACCTGCCAAAATGATCTTGCCGGCCCATCTCCCATTTGGCGTATGTATTCATATCGAGATTCTACTATACCAGTGGCTAAAACCAGCATAACAGCATCTTTTGATGCATATTTTTCACCCATTTTGGAGCATGTATTATGTATCAGACTCCTCATTTGACTTATACTTACCATTTTATGCGACTACCCAGCTTTTTGGTTGTTTTTTTGGCTTAAACCACGACTTTTTGTCCTTTTCCTGTTTAAAATTGGGTGGAAAAGTGTGTCTACATGCATAATACAATGCCTCTATAGTATCATCGTGAGCCATTCGTGGGCCAAATGTAAGTATTTCATTAATTAAATCAAACATGTTATCTCTGACAAATATACTTCCCATACTGAACCTACCGCTAAGACCACTGTATATCCTATTCCTCTTCTGAGTCCCCCCAGGTTTTTCAGGTATTACAGCAATATCATAACGATTTAATCTCTTTCTTTCTTCATTAAGTGCTTGGAAGATAGACCTGTTCATAGCAACGTCTTCAACTGTAGCTGATACACAATGATATTTATTATAAAGTTCTATTATATAATCTACTACTCCAAGTTTTGAACCAGTATCGTATTTACTTCCAATAGTAGGGATAGACCTGTGTCTTTCATACTCAATAACATAAGCATTGTTGTTTATATCAACAGCTATTACCATCATCACAGAATAATCAGCACCCTTAGTATCTATATCCGTAGCAGGGTCGCATCCTATAAAAGTATTTACTGGTGTTTTTGAACCATCAATAGATATATAGTTTATCCCCTCTTCATATTCAATATATCCTTCATACTTTTTAATATCACTTGACTTCCAAAGAGAATCTTCTTCACTCTGGACTTGCATAAAATATTCTTGGTAATACTTGGATGGCTGACCTGAATCATAATAGAATTTCTTCTTTTGCTCCATGATCTTTTTTGTAAAAAAACTTTCCCATAATAAATTACCATTATCATCTAATGCTTTATATGTAACAATTTCCCATGCAAAATCTTTCTTATCCTTTATTGCTCGCTCATTAGATATAAGCAAATTATTAATAAAAGAATCATAATGAACTGGTGTTCCATTAACACGAATTCTACCAGTTTCCGGCTCAAGCGCAGGGTATACAACCGCAGTAACAAGATTCGCATTTTTAGCTCTAGCATCAGGAGTAATAGTATTTCCTTCATGTTCAAAATCATCCAGTATAATCAAGTCATATCTTTTATGAAGTTTTGCACCTCCCCTGATACCAGTAACATTACTCTTCGATATTAGTTTACAGCCATTACTTAATTCTATATCTTCTTCTGTCCATTTCCTACCTTTTAAATGCCCAAAGAAGTATTTTATCTGCTCATTATAGTCTAAGTGATACTTAATATAATCCATATTCCCCGTAGCTAACTTCTGAGTGGCAGATACCCAGCCATAGAAAAGCATATCAGAAGGGTCACAAAATACAAAATCTTTTAAAATTGATGCTTTTGTAAGAATAGTTTTACCATGACCCCTTGGCAAAATAAAAGCAGATTGCTTTACACTCAAGTCATCAATGACATCAGCCACTTCATAATGAAACGCAGGAGTCTCAGACCTTAAAAAGTCATCTGGTAGAAAAAGCTTCCCAAATGCTATAAGGTCATTATGGGCTAATAATAGAGCTTCCTCTTCCTTGCTTACGTTCTTCTTGTTTATGTTTGCCAAGAATAAACTCCTTTAAAGGTTTTTCTTTTTTATCCATTTCCACTAAACTGTTAAATGCCATTTCAATAGCATTCATTCTTTCAACTAGAACGCCTACAACTTGATTAATAGCCTTTATCTCTCTTATTATATCGTGCTTGGTAATGGAGTTTCGCTGCTTTCCCATATAAATCCGTGCCTTTCAGGATACTTCATAACTTTAGGGTATTGTTTAGATATACCATTTTTGTCAGGTATCCTGTGTTCTATTTTTGTTTTTTTCATTTTTTTGACCTTTTCCATGTTAAATAATCCGCCCCCTCGTACGGGTCAAATATTGTTGTAATTAATCTAGGGTCACTATCTTCATATTGTGGATCAATAATAGTGACTGGACACATGAAAATACATTTATCATCTAGCCCCAGCTCTTTTGCATATCTATCATTTGTTTTATAACTGCCAACTTGAACAGCATGACTAATTAATCCTGTCATTGGGTCTTTTAAAACTTGATAACCAGATACATGGATATGACCAGCAGTAAGTATATGATCTCTCCAGCCCATTTGGATAGCCTTGCTAATCCCATGAGCAGTGTTCCACATACTATGTCCTCTGAAATTATGGCGTGCATTTAGTCTAACTTCTTTACCATTGGGAAAAATAAGATTCATTCTAACTTTATGATTACTATAATTGGTCATGCCCCTTCCAATCATCCACTCTAGTGGGTCACCTACGCCACTCCAAGCATCATGGTTGCCACCAACTAAATAAAGCCAAGGAACCATCTTTACAAAATGCTCTGTCAGTCTCCAAGATTCTTTTGCAGATGTACCCTGTTCTCCATAAAGCCTTGATAATCTGCCTACCCAATTATTCTGCATATCCCCAACATTTCCACCATACAATCCTTCTGTCTTAGAAACCAATTGTCCATGCATCAAAAGTTTAGAAATATCTGTGCCATCATCGTCTATATGATTATCTCCAAAATGTGCAATACCAATGGGTTTATCGTCTAGTATTCTTATATCTATTAAGTGTTCAGCTTTTTCTCGCCTATTCTTAGCGTGGAATTGCTTAACACGGTGCTTGATTAAATCTTCAACATCAATATCTTCAGGAGGGAGTTCAGCTCTAACAAAAGCATATGTTTCTCTAATCCTCTGTTTCCATTTGCGAATTGTTCTTTTATGAACATTATATATCTTAGCTAATTCAGTAGGACTATTAGTTTCCATATCCGCAATAAATTCTGGAGGGATATGGTCTATATTTATAGGGTTATTATTCTGTGGCATTATCCAAACTCCGCTCTGGTAATTTCCTTTTTACTCCTTCTAATTGTTCTTGTGAGAAACCTTGAAATAAACCAACAACTCCTGTCTCAACCTTCTTTACATTACCTAGAGTGCCTATAGCCTTTCCAAGTTCTTTAACTGCTTGAAGTTGAACATTCGCATCCATACCATTATCTGCAATACATTTTAGACTATGGAGTATGTACTCATGGTCTATGCCAAGTTTACTCGCCACTTCTAATGCACTAGATTCTATTTCTTTCATAACTCTCCTCTGTTTTAACAATACTATTGATTTCTTTCTAGCCTTATCATCACTTTCTTCATTAAATGCATTCATGTATGCTTTAACCGCCCCAGAACCTGCTACAATGTGTGTTGCAAATTCTTTCTCTTTATTAGTAACATTTTTACGCTCAACAACTCGCCTAGAAGGGTTTGTTATCTTTTTTGAAAAAGTGTACCTATTGCCATGCTGGTCAAAGTCAGAATCCATAAAAGTAGAATCCTTTATAAGAAATGTACCAACAACAGTCCTTACCCATCCTTTAGAATTTGTATAATTTTTCCTATCATTAGGATGCTTTATATTGTTTGATACTTTAAGCAACTGAACAATGCCTCCATCATCAGCCTCAACCCAGTCGCCCTGAGATGCAGTCTTCCAATCTGTACTAGGCTCTGGTGCCTGCTTCCCAAAATGGGAGTAATATTCATCTAAATCACTAAATACATAATGATTTATTTTT